GATGGTTGCTTGTTCAGCAGTAAGGGGTGTGTTAGATGTAGACATAGTAGATGTTTGTGTGTGTTCCATGACCGCAAGTTGGGGCCAAATAAACTTTCCACCAAGGAATAAGACAAGAAAATTTTCGGTTTGTAGTGTTTCCGAGGGGTAGAGGCACAAAAAAAGAGGCACCCACGTTTGGATGCCCCTTCGGAATACAAAATACTAATAACCTACACCTGCGTGCAGAGTGCCAAGATAGGCTTTAAGTGGCTTCCCTCACCTCCCAAACGTAGTTATCTCGTGATTCAGTCAGGCGAGCCCACCAACCCCCGAGGCGTGGCGTGCTGAAGTTCTTCTCTGTAGCCCACCCTGCAAACCTGTCACCCAACTTCTTGTAGCTGCCGAGCCTCATGTGGTGGACGGTGCGCTGTTCAAGGTGCATAAGGTTGTTAATGCGGTCAATGGTGACGGGGTGATACCACTTTTGATGGTCGTGGCCCCTCACGATGAGGTCTGCGTCAGGGAAGTCCTTCTGGTCAATGTCGATGCCGAGGACGCCCTTAGAACGCTTCGCACCACCCCCGTAGCCGTGGTGATAGTGAATGTTGAAACGGCGCCGTGCTGACTTGCCTCTACGCGCCTGAACGACAAGCCACCCTGCGTAGCCACCCACCTCGACGTGACCCCCGGCCTCGTTGATGATTTGGGCTACCCGGTCGATGGGGCTGACCATCATGCGCTTCTCTATGTTCGTTTCGTGGTTGCCACGGCTGATGAACTTGATGACGTCATGGTACTGCGCAAGTTGGTTGCCTACGTCGCTCAACACCTCGTCTACGTATGTCACCTTCTTATACTCAGGACGCAGGTCGGCGTAGCTACCGCGTGGGTCCCAACGCCCTTGCATGAGGTCGAACAAGTCGCCGAAAATGAAGACTCCCGCCCCTAACTCTCGTGCTTTGTCGAGGTGTCGGAACAGGAGGTCTCTGTCGCACTTAACGCTATCAAAGTGGATGTCGCTGATGAACAGGAAGTCCTGATGGTCGCGCCGTTTCTTGAAGTTGCAGTCTACCGCGTGGACGGTACGGCTCTTTCTCAGTAGGTCCATATTGTGTTGCTTTGCTTGTTAGGGTCGGCGTCTATGTGAATGAAGTCTTCACCAATCCCGAACCGGGTGAAGCCTGCATCCAGCAGCGCCTCCAGCATGATGAATCGCTTCCGCCCGTTGGGTACAGCGAGGTCACAAGCATAGCCTAACAGGTGGCTCGATTTGCTGCTACCCCCGACGTTTCGATTATGTTCCACCGTCCTTACCCCACTCGTCACAACGAAGGGGAAGCCCGCGATGTCGCGTGCCACATCAAGCATCTCCAAGACCTCTTCCTCCATCAACTCACCTGAGCCGGGGCGGTCAGGGCTGTCAAACTCGCTTAGCTGAAACCACTTAGTCATCAGAATCCTTTCTTAGCCAAGAGAATCTTCAGTTCCTGAATACCCTCAACACACTCCTTGAGCATGGCCTTGAGTTCGTTGTTATCTGACTCTAATCTATACACGCGGCCCTTGAGTTTAGCAACCTCCGCGTTGAAGTTGACCCAAACTCCTATCACAGCCACCAAAGACGGAACCAAAGTTACCAACGCTTCAATGTTCATTCTTCCTTCTTCTGCTTGGGTTTCTCTTTCTCTCTCTCTTGTTTAGCGAGCCATGCCCGCAACGCCTTCTCGTTGTCTTGGCGCGTCATCCGAGGTGTCTTCCAAGGAACCTGTCTACCAACTTGGGGTCAAGGCTGTCCGGGCCGCCGCTGATGGTCATACCGTTCTGATAGTAGGCATCACGCTCAGGGTGCATATCAGGGTTGGTGTTGCTTGTGTACTCAGGGAAGTCGCTGATGTTGTGAAGCAAGTAGTCAATCATGCGCGTCGTGTAGAACTGCGCATTCTGCCGCGCGTTCTCCACCTCTCGGTGTAGGTCGTCAGGGCTGATGGCCGTGGTGTTCTCAGCCATGCGGATGACGAGGCCCCCGTTATCCAGTTTGACGTACAGAGAAGGAAGCAACTCTACCATCGACCACCATACTACCACCTTGCGTGCGTAAGAGTCCATGAGGGTCTCGTATGCGCCTGAGAGAGAGCCCCCGCTCACCTTGGTCTTCAGGGCCTGAAGCAAGTCGGTTCCCAAGTACTGCTGTAGATACTTGTCCTGAGCCAAGATGATGGCAGGAACCATCACGGCCTCTTCCACCGCGCCGTTCAACTGCGTCATCCGCTTCATGTAGTCCGGGTTGACGAACAGGACTTCTGCTGTTAGTGCCATTATCGTGGGTTTAGGTAGCCTCGGTTGGGCATGTTGATGGGTTTGATGTCTTGATTGCCCTTGGGTTCGCTCTTAATCTTGTTGCGCTTCCGCTCGTCCTCTGGCAGTTGGCTGATGATGCGCTTGGCTTCAGCGACTGACACCTTGCGATTGTTCTCTTTCTTGAGGTATGTCTGCCGCACCCATCGGTGATTGCAGTTGGGTCCGCCCTTGAACTCCCAAATAGAGTAAGTGTCGCTGCCGTTGGGGCCGAAGCCGGGGTTCACAGCGAGGTCGCCTGCAGCGAGGATGTCTTCCTTCCTCCACACGCGGCGTGCCTGTACCATCTTCTTGCAGAAGTCGCGGGTATTGTCGCGCACACCGCCGTCGTAGGCGTAGCGAATACGCACAATCTCGTTGTCCATGTCGCTCTTGCGCTTGCTGTCGCCCGGCACACGAGAGGCGAAAGCCCACAACGCATCGCGGGCGGGCTCAAGGTCGTCATCTACCTCTACCTCGTCAATCAACTCCCACTCGTCTTCGTCTACCTCTTCACCGCGCTCGTACAAGAACTCGAAAGAGGCATCAAGGTTGACCTGCTCACTCAGTCCCGTTGCCTCAGGCGCTATCCCCATAGTCTCAAACAACTTATCTGCCGTAGCCGAGTCGAAGCCCAGCATAGCGATGAGCAACTGCGTCGCCTGTTCTTTGGTGAGTTCCCCAGTAGTCGTCTTGGTGACGATGTCCACGGCGCTGCTAATCTGAATACCCGTGTAGCTGACGTCTACGTTGGCCTCCTCTGCTGATGGGCTTGTAAGGCGAATCACACACGGCGTTCCGGCGGCTGCGCACACCTGCTCTACTGCATTGGTGACGATGTCTTGGTATGGCTCAATGACGTCATCTTTGAAGATGGTTTCTGCCGTAGCCAACTCAGCACCGCCGCCCAACTTCCCTCCCACCATCACACCGAACATCATGGGCGAAGTCACGCGGTGTCCTACCATGATTTTGGCAGTCACCTCTTCAGACAAGAACTGGTACTGCTTGTCGGCGTCGCTCAGTGGGAACGGCTCGAAGTCAGGCTTGCGCTCAGGGCTGTCGCTGTAGGTCATGATGAACTTACCTGCGTTGGTAGCCCCTTGCAGTTGGCGCTCAATGTCGTGGCGGATGCGCGTGCGCTCCTCCTGTGACGGAACCCCGTTCTTGAAGTGTATGGTGAACGAAGGAGCGAGCCCGTTCTTGATGTTGTTGATATGGTAGGTGCCAATCTCCTTGTCCAGTTCTATGTAGTTCACCGAGCCGATGTAGTCGGGCTTGGGGTAGTAGTAAGAGCCGGGTGAGAAGGGCTTGACGTACAGAATCTGCGTGGGGTGCTCGTTGGCTCGCTCAGGGTCGAACGCACACACCTGTTGCGGCTCTATAGACTTGTCTGTCCAATCACGGCTGTAATAATAGTAGTTGACCTGCTCGTCATCATCTACTTCGCACGAACGAAGGTTCTCAAAGGGACAGTGACGCACCTTCTTGATGCTTGTTCGCCCTAAGTTGTAGACCACCTCCAAGGCGAAGCCGCCCTGAATCTTGAGGTCAAGACACGCCTTACGCATCTCGTCCTCCAACCCCCACTCTTCAATCTTGAGGCGGGCGTCAATGTCTTCGGTCTGCAAGCCGTCGCCGTAAATCATGTAGGCGATAGACGTGCATAGGGCGTTGTGCGTGGCGCTGCTGTGATACAGGTCAATTAAGTACTGCGGAAACAGGTTGTCGTCACCATACTTGACGTAGCCGTCGTTGCTTGGCAACTCAGCGTAGGAACGCTCTTGGTATTCGTTGAGTTTCAGTAGGTCCATCACTCGTAATATACGACGTTGTTAGGGATAGTAATGTTGGGTGACGTCCATGCACCTTCGGCGGCAAAACGGGCTGTGCCTGTTTCAACGATGCCCCGTGCAGTTGTCACTGTTGGGTTTAAAGAGTCATCATCGCTCATGGCCCAAATAGTGTAAGTGTACATCCCGCTGTTTTTAATCAACACAGCGCCCGACAAAGGAATGTCCACGCTGGTAACAATAGTCATTTTTGTCTCACGCTCGTTGTCAGTCCCGACCACAGGCTTGACGGCGAATTCCTCGCCTGTTGCCAGTTCCTGAAAAACCACGAGGTAATTCGTGAAAATGGCTTGGCTGTAACCGAACGCGGGCATGTACTTCCGTTGTTGGTGCGGACTGACCGAAAAGGTCTGTTGGCTGTTGACGTTCGGTGTGAGGTGAATCATTGCTTAAAAAATAAGGGGGAAGCGACTGCCTCCCCCTCCCTTTGTAACTATACGGTCCTAAGGTTTGCGGCCTCGGTGTATTTTCTCAAACGGCGGTGAAGAGCATGTTCGTTCCAGTACCGACGAGTGGTGCAGGAATCTTCTCTTCAGCAGTGAACTCCAAGGTGTACCCGTTAAGGTCTCCTGTAGCAACACCGCTGGCAAACGACCCACCGCTCATCTCTACGCCACGGGTGTGCCCCATGACGAACTTATTGCCGTTGTTGTCTTCAACGATAATAGACATGCGGCCCTTGCTCAAGTTGCGGAGCATGATGACGTCTGCTGCCAAGGGCTTAGACAACACCAAAGACAGCACCTGTTGGTACACTACCACTCCGTTCTCTACAGCGCCGTTGATGGTCTGCGTGAACGAACTGGTGTTCTTAGGGCTCACGTAGTCATGGTAAACGGCTGCCGCAGCAGTTTGGTTGATGAGCCCAGAAGAAACGGCAGAGTACATGCCTGACACGAACTCTCCATCGTCTGGAGTTTGGTCGGCATAGTCGGTCAGAATCCACACGTTGCGGACTCCTCCTACGCTGTCCTTACATGGTAAGGCGCGTCCTGAGAGTGTGAGTGAACAGGGCATTAGGAGAAGTTTGCGTTAGTGGTGTCAGGGTCTCCGTTGCCGTCCAACGGGATAAGAGGAGCTGCGTCAGGCTCTTCAGCCGTCAACTCCAAAGTAAATCCGTTGAGGTCGCCGAGGGCAGTCCCTGTTGTGACTGAACCACCAGTCAGCTCTGCGCCGTTGGTGTGTCCCATCACGAAGTAGTTTCCGTTCACGTCTTCGATAACGACAGCGAGCCGTCCTTTACCCATGTTTTCCAAGACGCCGATGTCAGCAGCGGCTATCTTGTTCAACACGAGAGACAGCGTCTGCGTGTAGAAGACAGTCCCGTTCTCGTTAGAGGCATTCACCGTCTGAGAGAACGAAGACGAGTTCTTTGGACTAAGGAAGTCGTTAAACGTCTTGGAAGTGGCGGTGTCGCTCACCTCCCCTGACGTTCCGCTGATGGCGTTCCAGTAGCCCGCTCCCGTGTGCGCAGTCGTGCCAATCCATACCGCTTTCACCCCTCCAAGGGCATTACGGCATGGTAGCGTGCGTCCGGAAATGGTCAGTTCACAGGCCATGTGAGAGGGGTTTGTGAATGTAGGGGAGCCGCGCCTTGCGACCCCCCATTCATTCGGTTAAAGATTAGGCTACGCGACGGACAACGGCCATAGAGCCCGCGTCCACAATCTGCGTGCCACCGCTAAACTGCATGATGATACGTGTCACGTCATCACCAGTCACTCCGCTCAAGTCCAAGATGCTGCTGCTGATGTGGTCAGTCAACAAGTCGGTGCCGAAGTACAAGTTCTCAGGGGCAGTGAAGATGATAGAGTCGTTAGTCATGCCAGCAGGAGCAATGATGTTGAAGCCCAAGTATGAAACTGGACGTCCCTCACCCACGAAAGTAGGAGAGTAACCACCTTGGGTCTCTGCCAAACCAGCCATAGAGCGGTGCAAGAGGAACAGGCTCTTACGGCTCATGTAGATGGTAGAGTTGCTGTCGCTCTGTACCGTGCTTGGGGCGTTGTTCACAACGTCGTCCAAGTGCTTCAAGATGCCGTTAGTTCCAACACCTGCCACGAAGGCACCTCCGCCACCGGAAACCTCCTTGTCGTAGCCGAGGTTTGCTTGGTCGTCAACGATGTGGTGCATCAAGCCGTCGAAGGCTGTTCCGGCCTCGCCACCACCGGAGAGGGTAGAGTCGGTTGGGTCGAAGTTACCGCCCCAAATGTTCTTCTCTACGGTCTCAGCAACCTTGGCTGCCACGTACTGGGCGGCGAAGGAAGTGAAGTCGGCTGGTGCGGCGCTGTTCTGTCCGCGCATAGCAGCGGATTCCCACGTGGCGCGGAGGTCCTTGTTGCAGACCTGCTCGTTCACCTTGAGGGGCTTGGTCTCCAACACCACCTCGCCCAAGGTCAAGGGCGTAGCTGATGTAGCGAAGGTGCACGAAGCGTCCTCGATGATGGTTCCGGAGAACTTGCGGAGCACGGCCTTAGCGTGCACATTCTCCATGATGCTGCAGTAGTTGTTAGCCAACGTGTCTGCGCTGAGGATAGCTGCTGCCACGTACGGACGTGCCGCTTCCCCCTTGTAAGTACCTTCCGTGATGGAGGCATTAGCAAAGTTATACTTGCTCATTTTGTGAATTGATTAAGGAGGGCAGCGACGCGCTCCTGTGTTGAAAGTTTCTTCATGTTGATAGGCTCTTGCTGTGTGCTGGCAACAGGCTCAGCGTGCTTCAAGCCGGGTTCGGCAGCCTCTTCCTTCATGGCTTCTAACTCTGCCTTCATGGAGGCGAGTTCAACCTCTACAGGGTTGGGCTGCTCAGACATAGCTACGGGCTCGTCAGCAGAAGTTTCCGCTGCGGGTTTCTCGCTCATGTCTTCTTTGTCTTTACCTCCGTAACCGAAGGCTTCCAAGGCGGCCGAAATCATCTCGTCCACTTGCTCCTTCGTGACGAACTTAGGCTCTTCTTCTTCTTCTTTGGCTTCTTCCTTGTCCTCCTCTTCGGCCTTGACCTCTTCTTCGCCACTCATCTCTTCCTTGTCCTTGTCGCCCATCTCTGCCTCGTCTTCTTTCTTGGCTTGGATGGCGTCAATCACGCCGCCTTCGCCAATGACAAGAGTGCCTCCGTCAGCAAGTTCGTACTCGCCCGGTGGTAGCGGGATGCGCTCGCCTTCGTCGTTGATGATGTATGCCTCCTGTCCCTCAGCGAAGGACTCGGCATCGGTGTAAATTACGGTGCCGTTCTCGAGTGGGGCCTCCGCAAGTTGTGTTTCAGGTGCTTCTTCGCTCACAGTCAGTTCGACGTTGAAGCGATTGAACACCTCCTGCACACGTTCCTTGATGGTCATGGATGGATGGTTTTGTGTATAACGATTTCAGGGCGCAATGCTTACGCGCCGCCCCGCTTATTTGCCTGTTGTAGCTCATTAACCAACGCCTCAAGCGCCTCAGCCTCCCGTAGCTTGCTCTTGGACCACCTCAGGGCAGCCTTGCCACCCCATAGGAGGTAAGAGATGGTTCCACACGCCTTAGAGTCGCCCTCGTCATAGTCGTCAGCGGCGCGGCTCAGGTAGCTGTACATGCGCTTGATAGTATCAAGTGACACGGGTTCGCCGTCGGCCAACTGCTGCGCACGAACCTTGCCTGTCTGCGTGGCGCACTTGTTATCTACCTTCTCGTTGAGTTCGATTCCGCGCTTGGCGTTGTTGCGAACCGACTGAGGGTAGTCGCTGTAGCTCTCCAGTTCAAGCGCCTCGCTCAAAGCAGACAGCATCTCGTCGTCTTCACGCTTCTCCATGCGGTCAACGAAGTAGCCCTCAATGCTGAAGCCCTTCACGCGCTCTTCCTTGACCCACTCAGCCCAGATAGCGTCGTTGTCTACCTTGATGGCTACCATCCACGTGCCAACAGGGACGTCCAACCCGTAGAGGGCGCTCTTGTCCTTGTCCTTGTCTTCCACAACCCACGATTCCACGAGGGTGAGGCCTTGGATGGTGTGTTCGTGCTCAAGGGTGTGACTGCCTTGGTTGCCGTGGATGAGGTATAGCTCACTTGCACGGCGGACGGTGGCCTTGCTGAAGTACACGTAGAACTCGCCTTGGGCGTTCTTGCGGTAGATGGGCTTGTCAGGCACCAACGCCGGGCCGATGAGGATGCGCTTGTCACCATCTACCTCAGCGAACTCCACGCGCTGCTCTGACAACGCCACGAAGTCCAGTTCTATGGCAGGTTTGTCTACGAGGCTGATGGCGTCGATGCCGTAGATTTCAGCCGCTTCGTCGATGACGAGTTCAAATATCTTCATAGCGTGGTTTGGTCTTCTACTTTCTGATTCGCCTGTTGTGCGTTGCTGACGTTCTCAGCCACGACGTAGGCGCGGATGGTGTTTTGCCCTGACCCTTCCCCAAGGAAGCCGAGGTCAAGTTGTGGGGCGTTGGCTTGACCCACAAATCCAGTTCCTGTACCGGGAGCGCCGGGTGGCTGCACGTTACCTCCACCCCCTTGGAACTGAGTCTTAGAGATACTCGCTATCTGAGCCAGTCCAGTAGCGGCGGCGATGCCAGCCTCGACGAACTGCGCCCCTGTTGCCAGTTTGATGGGGTTGCCACCAGCAGTAAGGGCGTTAACGACTGCTTGAGCCGTGTTCACGGTAGCCGTTGCAAGGCTGAGTGACTTGTTCCGCTTGAAAGCCTCTTTCGCTGAGGCTTCATCTCGCTTGCTGAAGGCTTGGTTCAAGGATTGTAGCGCACCAAGGGCACCGAGCGTCAAGGCAAAGCGCTGGTCTTGTAGCGCCTTCTGTGCAGCCAACGCTTCAGCCCTGCGCTTCTTGTCGGCTGCATCGGCTTTCTGCTTGGCTTTCTCCTCTTCCTCAAGCCGTTTCTTCTCTGCGGCCTCTTTCTTCTCTGCGGCTTTCTTGGCGGCCTCAGCCTCCTTCTCTGCGTCGTCGATGGCTTTCTGAGTCGCTTCCTCTTCAGCCTTACGCGCCTCTTCCTGCTGCCTGACACCCTCTTGACGGATGATGTTGAGTTTGTTGTTGAGGGTGGTTTGCAGTTCCAACGACTCTTGAGCGAGGGTGAAGATTTCAGCCTCCAACTCAGCCACGTTCTCTCGGTCTTCAGTGGTGCTTGCGGTGTTTTCAAGCCGGGCCTTGGCAATGGCGAGTTCTTCTTGTGCCAATTCCTTGCGGCGCTCAAACAACTCACGCTCTTTCTCGCCCGCCTTGGCAGCGGCGGCTTCACGCTCTTCAAGGGTCTTGGTGGTGTCCTCAGCGATGAGGTTCAGCTCCTTGATTTCGGCCCGTGTCTTGGCTGTCTCCACACGCTGTGCGATGCGTGCGTCTTGAAGGTCGTGTTCACGCTGGATGAGGTCGTCAAACAACTCCACCTCCTCCTTGATTTCTTTGTTGATGCCAGAGACGGCTGCTCTTGCCGTTTCGGCGGCTCCGCTAAAGTCACGCTCAAAGAGCTGCACGACGGCCTTACCGAGCATCCCAAGGCGGTCTAAGATGACGTTCGTCACCGTCTTCACAACCTCAAATGACTTGGCAAACTTGCGAGCCCCCTCCTCAGAACGTGTGAATGCCTTCACCAACCCCACCACCGCAATCACGAGGGCGCCTATTCCTGTGCCAATGATGGCAGCCTTAGTTAGCTTCAGCCCCTTGATGAACGACTTGGTTCCAGAAACGGCGTTCTTGAAGCCTGACACCGCCCCACCCGTCATCTTGTCGAGTTGGTTGGTCAGAACATTGGTGCTGTCTGCAACCCTATCTACGCTCTTCTTGGTGTCGTCAAGTTTGCCTGTCAGTTGACCTGTCTCGGCGTCGAACTCGAAGATGACCTGTTGCTTGGTTACAGCCACGGCAGGTGAATATAGATGACGTAGCCAAGGGCCGACAGGTAGATGCCAGCCAACGTGATGTCAAGGGCCTTTGCCCACAACGGGACGCGGTGTTGTGTCTTATCGTACATGAGCAAGTCAATCCCTTCCATGATATAACGAGGATTCTTCATTTGCTTACAAGGTTGGGGCGTCTGAACTTGTCTTGGGGCGGCATCGGTTGCCGTCGGTCTTGTCTCGCGTCCATGCGTACCCATACAACTCGCAACACGCTTGGTTGCCGTAGTCGGGCTGCGCAAGGTTGCTGTCTTGGAAGAGGATAAGGTTGTTTGACCCTGCGTGGTAAGAGGTTGGTGTCTTGCCACACACGTTGATGTCAGTCAGCACCTTGATGAGCGTGGCCTTAGCCATTGTTTCTTGCGTAGCGTCGTACTCTAACTTGAGTAGGCGATAGGCGATGCTGTTGATGAGGATGGTGTCGTTGAACTGAAGCGTGCGCAGGTCATAGTTCGTCAGCCTGACATGACACTCTACGATGCGCGACTCCTCGCTGTACAACTCTGTCACGTACTGCGCCCAATACTTGAAGTAGAGGGTGTCGCGTGGGCTGCACTTGATGGGGAAGAACGGCTTCTCTGAGCCGAAGTTCAAGTCAAGGTCTGTGAGGGTGGGGTTCTCTACGCTGTAGTTGGTGAACAAAGGAAACACGGTATAGGTCTCTGTCGTGTTGCTGTCGTTGCGCAGGTACCACGTGCCCATAGACGTGCTCAGGCCGTTCCAGTAGCAGAACATGGGCTGAGGGTCTTGTACCCCTGTGCCGTCAGCCTGGAGTGCGCGGTGCATAGGGAACGAAGTGCCAGGAAGCAGCGATGTGACGAACGGCGCAGCAGGCACCTCTACCTTCATGTCGCCTGTAGCGAAGTCGTTGGCCGGGTCAGTCACCCGGTAGCGCCCGTAGACGCGATTCAGGCTGCGCTGCACCTCTTGACTGATGAAGTCCTGACCTGACTCGAACGTGAATTGGTACTCTTTCTTCTGTAGGTCGGCTGTTGGCCGCATCACGAAGTCCATGCCGTAGTCCACCTTGTCGCTCCAGTGCTGTGTAGAGCCTGTTCCTACGTAGTCGCTGAAAGGTTCAATCTTCAACTTCTTGGGCGTGTCAGGGTCAGGCACGAACACGAGGTTGAACATGCGCTGTAGCGCGTGGATGAAGTCGATTTGCTTCATCTCAGGAAGGTTGTTCGACACGTCCACGTCTTGACCTGAGAAGGCAAAGGTGCCGAATACCTCAAGGCTGGTGCGTACTCCGACCAACGTCTCGTCCGTGCCAATGATTCTTGAACCACTCCCAGACACCTTGCCCTCCAGTGACAACTTCTCTCCTGCGATGCCGTCTATCAACTCTGCTCCGTACACGGCGTTCTGACGGAACGTGGCGTACGAAGTGCCGAAGTTCAAGATGTCAGTGTAGTTAGAACCATTCTTGAGCCTAAGCCCGATGTGCTGCGGCGCGTTGATTTCGTAGCTGTAGACAACGCGCACCACGAACTTGCCTGTGTAGGGGAAGGTGTACTCGTCGTTGCTGTCGTTCCAGTTGGTGCCGTTGTTTATGCTGTCGTCAGCCCCTGTGCTCAGGCCGAGTTTCGCAAACGTAGAACCAGTGTAGTCAGACGGAAGGCCAACACGCGCTCTCTGTTCCAGCTCTTCGTCTCCTGTGGTGCCTTCGACGTTGCTCAGGGCTGGCATGTAGATGTCAGCAAAGTTGTCGCTCAACAAGAACGTAGAGTTCCAGCTGAAGCCTGCCTCAAACAAGATGCGGGTAAAGAGGTAATAGGCTTGAACGAAGAGCGTCATCTCGCCTTGCCATAGGCCGTCAGTAGAACTCCAAGGGGGGTTGTCAGGGAACGACCAATTCTCGCCCCTGTCTACTAACCCGTATCGGAACTCAGGCCCGATACCGCTGTCCGTCCACGAAGCAAGGATGTTGCCCTTATTCAACGTGTGGTCGTTGGCCGATGTGTCGAGGTCGCTGAGCATAGCGTCGCCGATGGACGCCTTCAGGTCTACGGCCTCACCAAAGAAGGCCAACTCAAGGTCAGCGTAGTTCTCTTTCTGTAGGTGGACGCTCTTGACTTGTATGCCGCCCTCCATGATGGGCAACGAGTCACGCATGAGGATGGCGTCGAACTTCTGCTTGAGGTTCATACCGCTGATGTCAGGTATGTTGACGGCCCCGAATGCTTGAAGGTTGTTATGCGTGGCTGGCACACGAAACGTCTGTGTGAACGACGAGACAGGGCTGTTGATGTCACGCACGTCTTGGAACTGACGGGTGACGTTGACTGACTCGTTCTCGTACAGGTCAATCTCTTTGCCTCCTACGGTGATTCTCAGCATCGGATAGGCTGGGCTTGGGTGATGCGCAGACTCACTTGGTACATCTTGGAGCCTGCTGGCTCGATGACGAGGGAGTTGTCATCTACTACACATGGGTAGAAGTCGTCTGTGCCGTAGCGATAGTAGACCTTACGTGAGCGCATGAGGTCTTCCAGCAGTGCGCGTTCTGATGCGGTAAAGGCGTTGTGATTCAGTTGGAAGCTACGTGTTGCCTCACGATGGTAGTTGACCTGTGTAGGCTGGCTCTTGTGCCACGCTGGGCTCGTCGTAAACTCGTAGTTGACAGGGGTGCGCCTGTAGGACTTGCCTTGGGCGCTGATGGTCTTGGGGGCGCGTCCGTCGAAACGGAGAATATCCCAACCCCCTGCCCAGTTCGTCCAAGCCACCTGTACGGGCGTGTTCTTGCACGGCCTGTAGTCTCGCTTGATAACGAGGGTGGCACCGAGGCGCTGATTAGTATAATTACGTGGCTCTATCTCACAGGTGTCCCAAGTGTCATCCCAGTCACTGCCGAAGACGGCATTCGTTTCCATGATGCTTGGGCCGATGACTACGCCTTTATAGTTCGCTGACAGGGTGCTCGTACCTGAGATGATGTCTGATTCTGTTGCCAAAGTAGAGCCAGCCGCGTTCTTGAGCGCGTAGTTCATGCGGTACAAGAAGTTGGTGATACCCATGTTGCTATGAGAGTAAAGGGCCATAATACCCCTGTCCTCGTCAGCCATAGGGATGTCGATGTAGCGAGTAGAGCCTTCACGGTAGCCTCGTGTGGTCAGCCACCCCTTGTCAGGGCTGCTTGTAGAGTCGAAGTAGAACTGCGAGAAGGTAGGGTGCAGTCCCTCGTAGGGTTGGCGCACGCCCGGTGTCAGGTAGATGGTCGTGTTTACCGTGTCCAAATCTTCTGAGCCGTCAGTGTCCAGCCGCCCCACCTTGATGGTATAACGCGCAGCCCAGCTCTGCCCGTTGTCCTCAAGAGTCGTAGACATGGAGAAGGGTGAAGCAAGTACGTCGTCCATCAAGAACCTGTCGCCTGTGTAGTTGGAAGTAATGGTCGGCACTTGCAAGCGCCCATCTACCAACGAAGACAAGTCGAATACACCTTTGTTATTGGAGCCGGGCGAAACGTAAATCTTGGCTATGAGAGTCCCTTCTGAGGAAGATGTTCCTGACTCCCATACACGCACGATGAATCGGTCAGGCGTTTCCGCTAAGTCTTGGAAGACGTAGATGAGGGGTTGACCAGTAACGTTCCAGTCGTCGTTCGGCTTGCTTACCCATGATACTGCCATGTCATTTCGTTTTGATAGTGATGCCCCCGATGAAAGCCTCCATCGTCAAGGCTACATCTTTGGCTTTGGCCTCAGCCAACTTCTTCTCGTACCGGGGCCACATAGTGTCGTATGCTTCTGACCAATACTTCACCCCCGGCAGCCCGCGCCTCTTGATTGCCCGCGCGATGAGGTACGCCGCGCTCGCCACCCTGTCCCCACCCCTCGGGCCCTTGAACTTGATGAATTGGTTGTTCTTCCCGCGTGGACGCACTCCTTTGATTCGCATCCACTCCTTGATTGCTTGCACGTGGCTCCTGCTTGGGTTGCTGTGCTTGTACGAGTACGGCGCAGAGCGCGAACGCTCTGTACCATTAACACCCCAATGAATGAAGCCGGCATGAGGAGCCGGGCTACCGAACGAAACACGACTCCCTTTAATAGTGTAAGTGAGGCTCTTCTGAAGAGTCCGCGACGCAACGCCGTACGAACGATTGCGACCAATACGTCGCGAACCCAACTCACGTTTTGCTGCGAGGGTTGTTTCTCTCGCGAACTCTTCAAGGATTTCCTCATAGTTGGTCATACCTGTTCACGCAGGAATATCACTGACTTGTCGTCGGTTCCTTCGATTCTGACTTTACGCACCGGGAAAAGCAGTGGCGCCTTTGCGTCGTGGATGAGCTGAAGGGAAGCAACGGCTTGATTGCTGGCCTCGACAAGTCGGAACTTGATGGTCTGCGAGCCGTGAGCCGACGTTGTCGTGATGCTCAAGTGGTCGCCTTCTAAGTACCCCGTCCCGGCTCCGTCTGCAACGATAGTAGACAAGTTGCCCGAACCATCGAACAGGTAGGTGAACGTGGCTCCGCTGCCTTGTCCGGAGATGGTCGTGGCTGGGCGAAGTGCTGCGGTCGCGTTGTTGCTACTGGCAAACGTGCCGTTAGTGATTCCGCTGAGTTGGTTGGGCGGTCCGCTTGTCACCAAGGGCGCAGCGTACTCGTCACCGTAGGGTATTACCGCTACTTCTACGTCTGTGTCCGTGTTCGACATGATGTAGCCATTGACGTCTCGAAATCCGTCCGAGGCTTGTCCGGTAAACACTTCAAAAATGTCGTAGGTCTTCACTTCTTGTTGGATTTACGAGAACGGCCCAAGACGATGGCGTTCACAATGCGTTTCAAGACGTCCACCACCTTGTCGTCCTTGGTGGACTCGGTGAGGGCTGTGTAGGTGCCAAGGGCTCCCAAGAGAGCAAGGGCCAACTCAGCCCAGTTGTTGAGGATAAAGTTCATGTCTAAGGGTTTTAGATTTCGTCAGTGAACCACCCGTTGTCGACCATGTAGTCGAAGTCGCGGACGGTGGCGGTGCTTGGAATGATTTGGGCGAACTCAATCTTGTCGCTTGACTCAATCAAGGCGCTGAGGCTTGCCACCTCGTCCGCAGGCACTTCAGGGAAGGCACCCACAAGGCGAGCAAGGTCCACGTCGTCGTGGCAGTAGATGAGCCAGTCGGCTTGGATGTGCATGGCCCAGTCGTCGCTCTCGGGATGCTTCACGAGGCCGAAGACGGTGCCGTCGGCTTGGTAGTCGTGTTGCATGGCTTCGGGGGCCGTGATGTTGTAGAGCTCGCGTGTGATGAGTTCGGCGCGCTCTTGTGACGTCAAGTCGTCGTTGGATTCAATGAGGATGTAGCTCATAATTCGTAGTGGTTTGAGATGTTGCGTTCGATGCCTGTGCGGCGCTCGCTTTGGTCGCTGGAGT